GAGCAAGATACTACCAAAAATGAAGTAAACATCATAAAATTGAATTTAGAGAAACAATTAGAATCATTAAAAAGTAGTGAAAAAGCTGACTTTCCTTGGGAAACCAACACTTTTAGCATTGAATAGGAATTGTTATGACAAAGCCGATTGACATTATTAGCAGATCCCTAAAAGACATTGGTGCTTTGGAAGCTGGGGAGCAACCTTCAGCAGATTCAGCTAAAGATGCTTTTGATATGATGAATGACCTTATAGACCAATGGTCTAATGAGGATATGATGGTTTTCAACATAACAGAGATTATTTTCCCTGTTGTACCAGGACAAGTTCAATATACGATTGGCCCTGATCCATCTACTTCTAACTTTATTGGTGCTTCATTTACAGGCACATTTTCAGGTAATGTATTAACAGTTACTGGAATCAACTCAGGAGCTGTAGCCCAAGGGCAATATTTAAGCGGTCAAGGAATTACCCAAGGAACTAGAATTGTTCGCAATTTGACAGGCGCTGGCGGTAATGTCAATGAACAAGGAACATACCTTTTAAATATTGTTCAAGGTGTTCAAACTCCAGTATTTACTGGCTCTATTTCAGGAACAACCTTAACTGTAACGGCTGTAACATCAGGTGCAGTCAATATTGGCTCTGTTCTTACTGGAACTGGTGTAACTAGCGGAACAACTATTACTGCATTAGTAAGCGGAACTGGCGGAACTGGCACATATACAGTAAGCGCATCTCAAACAGTAGCTTCTACAACCATTACAGGCACTATTGTTGATTCAACGATAACTGCTTACTATCAAAAACCATTAGGGATAGATTCTGCTTATGTAAGGGTAAACACTAGCTCAAATGGTCAGCCGATTGCCAATGGTGGTCTAGATTATCAAATGGCAGTTTTGGCTTTGGATAACTACAATTCAATTGGCTTAAAAACTCTTAACGGCCCTTGGCCTAAAGCTGTTTATTTCAACCCAAATGAGCAGTCAGGTAACATTTTTTTATGGCCTAATCCAAGTCAAGGCGAAGTCCACTTGTTTGCCCAAACCTTGTTTAGCAACTATGGCACTATGTATGATGACATAGTTCTGCCACAGGGCTATTCAATGGCTCTTAGATGGTGTTTGGCAGAGAGATTGATGCCGATGTATGGCAAAGCATCTCAAACGCAAATAGCTATGATTAACGCTTACGCTGCACAGGCTAAAGCAACTTTAAAACGAACAAATATGAAACCAATGCAATCTGCTCAATTTGCGGATGCAATGCTCTCTAGCAGACAAAAGGATGCTGGTTGGATTCTTAATGGTGGTTTCTTTAGATAAGGCTAGAAAATGGCAGATTTTGGCTTTGTTGGTTCAGCTTATGAAGCTCCTTCCATCTATCAAGATGCACAGGAATGTATAAACTTTAGACCTGAGATTGATCCTACTAAGCCTCAAGGCTCTAGGGGTGTAGTTGCGCTTTATCCAACTCCAGGCTTAACCAATGTGGTAACACTTCAAACTGCTCAAGAAGTCCGAGGAATGAGAGCTGTTTCAGGTCAAGATTACCTTGTAGCGGTATGTGGCCCTTATGTTTATGTCATGGGTTCAGACTTTACGGCAACCATTATTGGTCAATTAAACACTTCAACAGGTCAAGTTGGAATTACAGATAACGGTATAAATGTTTATATTGTGGATGGCACTTATCGCTACACATGGAGAATATCTAACCCAAATTCTGCTGTTTTTGAAGGCACAATTAGCGGAACAACTCTTACTGTAACTAGAGTTCTTTCAGGAACAATTGCTGCTAATCAATCTTTGTATGGTGTTGGAATTTCTAACCAAACTGTAATTGTTAGCGGATCAGGAAGCACTTGGACTTTAAATCAAAGTCATTCAATTGCTACTGCTATTCCCATGAACTCAGCCACAGTAGCTGCGGTTGTTACTGGTGAAATGTCAGGAACAACTTTAACAGTTACTGCCGTAACAAGTGGAACTTTATTTGTAGGACAAACTATTACAGGTTCTACAGTTACAGCCAAAACCATTATTACTGCTTTAGGTAGCGGAACTGTTTTAAGTGAAGTAATTGCTGCTGGTGGAACAGGCTATGCAGTCAATGAAAATATAACTGTTTTGGGTGGTGTTTATGGTTCTAGCCCAGCTACTTATACAGTTACTAGCATTGGTTCAGGTGGAGTTGTAACAGGAGTTACAAGGACTTTTTCAGGTCAATATACTTCTAATCCTTCTAATGATGTTTCCACTTCTTCAGATGGAGCTGGAACAGGATTAACTCTTACTTTGACTTTTGGAACAGGAACTGGCTCTACAGGTAACTATGTTATCAATAATAGCCAAACTGTTACATCTAGAACTATGTATGCTCTTAATTTTAGTGAACTTCCTGCTACTGATGGTGCATTTACAGGCGGTTCTTCAGTTGATGTTGTAGATAACTATTTTGTTTATAACAGACCTGGCACTCAACAATACGCATCTTCAGACCTTCTTTCTCCTATTACTTATGGATTGGCTTTTGCTAGTAAATTTACAGGCCCTGATGATTTAGTTTCATTAATTGTGGATCATGGTCAAATTTATTTATTAGGCGAAAAGACTTCAGAAGTTTGGGCTGATGTAGGAACTTTCCCATTTCCTTTCCAAAGGATTCCAGGTGCATCTAGTCAGCATGGAATAGCTGCCAAATCTAGTATGGCTCGCTTTGGCAATTCATTTGCTTATGTTTCAAGAAATGATCGTGGTCAAGCTGTTGTTGTGCAAATGAATGGTTATTTTCCTCAAAGAATTTCTACTCATGCGGTAGAAAATACTTTAGTTAATCAAGATATTAGCGATGCAGTAGCTTATACATATCAGCTTGAAGGTCATGAATGTTATGTAGTTAGTTTTCCTAGCCTTGAATTAACTTGGGTTTATGATGGATCTACTCAGATGTGGCATAAATGGTTATGGTGTGACAACCAAAACAATTACAAACGACATCGCTCCAACTGTTCAGCATTTTTCCAAGGTGTTGTATTAGTTGGGGATTATGAAAATGGTCAAATCTACCGACTAGATCCTAATAACTATACAGATAATGGACAGCATATTCGCAGAGTTCGCAGATGTCCTCATTTGGTAGCAGACTTTCAGCGCCAATACTTTGATGAATTACAAATTCAGTTTCAGCCTGGTGTTGGATTGCAAGGAGTTGAAACCTTTCCATTAGGTTCAAATGACATTGGCATTAATCCTCAAGCTATGCTCCGTTGGTCTAATGATGGCGGTTCTACTTGGTCAAATGAGCATTGGGCAGGGATTGGTAAGGTTGGTAAATACCAAAATCGTATTATTTGGCGCAGATTGGGTTGGTCAAGGGATAGAATCTTTGAAGTAGTGGTTACTGATCCTATTAAGGCGGTAATCATTTCTGCTAACTTAAAAGCATCTGTAGGAGAAAACTAATGGCTAATCTAATTTTTGGCCCAAGCCAAGATAATCCGTATCCACAGACCGATTTTTTAGATGAGCAGACTAAAAGACCGACTAGAGCATGGCAAATATTCTTCTCAAATTTGCTAAATTTTACTAGAACAGCACCTTCAGCAACATCAGGAGGAGCTGTTTTACCCTCACAGCCTGCTGGTTTTATTGAAATGTCTGTAAACGGCAAAATAGTTAAAGTACCTTACTACAATGTCTAATCTTCAATCTATTACTGAAGAAAAGGTGCAAACCTTAGAAAAGCACTTTTTAAATGAAAAACAGGCTGATTGTCCTGTTACTCATATATTTGCTCCAAATATTTATATTAGACAAGTAGCTATACCAGCAGGAACTTTTTCTATTGGTCATTATCAGACTACTGAACATCTAAATATCATGCTAAAAGGGCGAGTAACAATGGTAAATGAGGATGGTTCTCATTCAGAATTGGTTGCTCCTCAGACCTTTGTTGCCAAGCCTGGTCGTAAAATAGGCTATATCCATGAGGATATGGTTTGGCAGAATGTCTATTCAACCGATGAAACAGATGTTGAAAAGCTAGAAACTATGTTTTTGCATAAAAGCATTACATGGCAAGAGCATCAAAAATCACAGCAGTTGCTCCTTACTTTAGATCATTCTGCTGATGTTGCTGATTATTATTTGGCTATTGCAGAATATGGCTTTGACCATGAAACAGTCAGAAAACAGACAGAAAACCTAGAAGATCAGATTCCTATGCCTTTTGGCGATTACAAGATAATGATTGCTGATTCTAAAATTGATGGAAAAGGGGTATTTGCCACAGGAAATATTGCAGAAGGAGAAGTTATTGCTCCAGCTCGTATTGATGGAAAAAGAACTCCAGTTGGAAGATATACAAATCATTCAAAAAGTATTAACGCAGTCATGGTTTTAAGGGATAATGGAAACATTGATTTGGTGGCAAAAAAGGCTATTAGTGGATGCCAAGGCGGAAATTTAGGTCAAGAAATTACTATTGATTATCGGCAAGCCATTAGCCTTGCAATAAGGAGAGATTAAATGTCAGGAGTCGCAACGGCAATCGTAGCAGGATCAGTAATTACTGGTTCATTAAGTTCAAGCGCTCAAAAAAAAGCTGCTGCAACACAAGCAGCAGCAGGAGCTAGAGCGCAAGATCAATTGTTGGCTGTTGGAGAAGAAGCAAGCCAAGGTTATACCCCTTATACAGATGCTGGTAAAACTGCGTTATCTGATATAACTGCCAATAAAGATTATTTTACTCGCCAATTTACTAATAAAGATTTAAACGATTATTTAGCTCCAGGTTATGAATTTAGACTTGGTCAAGGTCAAAGAGCTAATTTACAAGCCTCTAATGCTACTGGCGGAATGGTAAGCGGAAATGCTTTAAGAAGCCTTCAAGACTATAGCCAAAATTTTGCTTCAGATGAATATGGTAAGGCTTTTAATCAATTCCAAGCAGGAAGAACCAACATTTACAACCAATTAAGCGATATTGCTAAGATTGGTCTTACTGCTCAACAGGGAACTGCAAACGCACTTCTTGGAACTGGAACAAACATTGCTAGTATTACTAGCGGTGTTGGTAATGCTCAAGCTGCATCACAAATTGGTCAAGCTAATGCTATAGGCGGAGCTGTTCAAGGCGCTACAAACGCTGCTTCTTATTACGCTATGAACAATATGAATAACCCAGCAGTAATGCAAGCTCAAATGTCTTATGGTGGATATGGCCCTAATGCTTACAACAATTACGCAACTAATCCATCTGTAAATCCAGTTTCAACAGAATTTATTGGCCCTAGAGTAGCATAAGGAATAATCATGCCAGCATCCATCAGTCAATTAGCAGATCCAAGCATCTACCAAACTCAAACAACAGCTCCAAAGGGTATGTCTTTACAAGAGCTAACTGATCTTGGAAGAACATCTACTGCTTTGCAAAGAGAAAAGGCTTTATTGCCATCTCAAATAGAGCAAGGTCAAGCGCAAGCTAGAACATCTGTATTGCAAGCTGATACTGCAAAACTAGAGAATAATTACAAACATATTGCTTCTATTGTTCAGCAACAACAAACTTTGCTTACAAAGCCTGATTTAACTGCTGATGACATTATTAAATCAGCTAGGGATCAAGCTAATAGATTTGGCGCACCTAAAGAAGCTGTAGAGCAAGCATTGGCAGGAATACCTGTTAATGGATCTCCATCCGAATTAAGATCTTATTTAGCAATGAATTTAGCTAAAACTTTAACTGCTCAATCTCAACTTGAAAAAATGTATCCAGGCGGTGTATTGCCTTCTCAGTTGCCTGCTGGCGGTTATCAGACTTCTTCAGGAGCTGCCGAGGGTGAAACTCCAAAAGGTGTAACTGCTAATCAAATGAATCAACCAGTTAAATCTGATTTTAGCAAGCCTGTTAATTTATCTTATCCTGTAAGGCAAGCTGGTCAAGCCTATACAGCCCTTCCACAAGAGGAAGATGAGCGTAAGATTGGAACTCAAACTAAGTCAGCACTTATTGCTAGACAAGCGGACATTCCTCAATCTAGAAGAAGTATTGATGAAGTTATTAAAAAAGCTGCTGAACTTGAAAAAGAAGCTATTTTGCCAACTTCAGGCGCTTTAGGTGTTATGGAAAGAGGAGTTTCAACATTTCTTGGAACTGAGCAAGGTATTCGTTACAAAGAGTTGTCTAAAGACTTGGCAAATGCTCAAATTGCTAACATTACAGCTTCAGGTGGCTCATTGGCTACTGATGCTGGAAAACAGTTAGTAAGAATGGCTAACGGAGATGAAACATATCCTCCTCAAGTATTGATTGAAATTGCTCGCAGAACTCAAGCTGATATGCTTGCTCTTGATTCAAAAGCAACTTCTATTAAAAAGTTTGCTGATAAGTTTGGCGATCAAAATATAAGCGCATTTAATCAGATGTGGTCTGCCAATGCTGATCCTAAGATTTTCCAACTTAAAAACATTTTTGAAGATCCAAATATGTCTGCTGAAGAAAAAGCTAAAGCTAGAGATAAATTAATTGGAACAGATAAGAAACAAATACAGATTTTTAATGAGAAATACAATAACATTAAGAAATTAGAGCAAACAGGGTCTTTATAATGGATGACTTTAGCCAATTCTTAATGGGTGGACAGACAAAATCTGCTCCTCCTCCTCAAGCAAATCCTTTAGCAAAGCCTTCAACTTCAAAAGGTTCTGCGCTCATTACTGATGAGCTATTGGATAGCTTAAAAAGAACGGAAAGCGGTAAACAAAAGTTTGCTCTGAACAAAGAATCAGGGGCGATGGGCGATTATCAATTTATTCCTTCAACAGTAAAAATGTTGCATGAACAAGGATATGAATTTAACCCATTTAATCCAACGCAAGCTAGGGATGCAGCTCGCCATTATTTGACTACTTTAGTTGAAAAAACAGGTAGTTTGGACAAGGCATTGGCTGCTTATGGCGGTCACATTACAAAAAATCCTACTGCATATATAAACAAAGTGGTTGGTGGTGTTAAACAAACTGCAACAACCCAAGAATCTTCTGACCCATTTGGTAGTTTTTTGATGGGCGGTCAAGCTCAAGAAACAACTACAGAAGGCGGTAAGCCAACAGAAGTAAAGAAAAATACAATTCCAAAGTTAGACAAAAATCAAAAGTTTCATGAAATGTTTAGCAAGAAGGATAAAGACACAGCTAAAGAAGCTGTAGCTCCTTTTGCATCTTTGGCGGACACAGTTGTTGGAGTTGTGCCAGGTGTTGTTAGCTCTGTTGCTTATCCTGTTGCTAGAGCATTTGGTCAATCTCCTGAAAAAGCTACTGAGATTGCAAAAAATCTATCTGAGCCTATATCACAGCCATTTGGTAAAGCATTTGGCATAACAGAATCAACTGCTTATAAAACTGAAGCTAGTCGCAGAGCAATGGATGCAATTGGACAATATATTGGCGAAAGCGCTGAATCTATTTCCAAGAAAACTGGTATCCCTAAAGAAGATGTGGAAAACATGATTGGCACTCTTTCAACTGCTGTTGGAGCTAAAGTTCCTAAAGTTGCTGAAAGATTGCCTAAATTAAAAGCACAGTTTGAAAAGAGCTTTCCTAAGTTTGAAGAAGCTCCAGTTGCTCCTACTGCTGGCGCACAATCAACATTAACTGGAGTAGGAGCAGCTAAAGTTGAGATTAATCCTTTTGCTGGAAAGATTACTGGCGAAGAAACTGCTAGGGGTCAATATCCAACTGTCAAACTAAGCAAGATTAAAGAAGATGTTGCTCCAACTGAGCAAGCAATGAGAGCTGATATTGCTAACGAAGTTCTTGGCAATACTGGTCAAGTCCGAAGCGGTGTTATTACTGGCAACGAAAACATCTTGCGCCAAGAATACACAGAGGCTAGATCAGCTAATCCAACTCCTAAGAGCGAGTTGTTGAAGAAGCAAATTGCTGATGAGCAAAATGCTTTGACAAAATACGCTGAACAAAGAATTGAAAATACTGGTGCAAGTAGGAATTTGCCATCAGATTATGAGCGTGGTCAGCTTATGAATGATGCTATTGCAAGCTCTGAAGGATTAACAGGATTCTTCAAAAATGCAAAAGATAAACTTTATCAAGATGCTAGAGTTAAGGTTGGAGATAATCCAGTTCCATCAACTACTTTAGAAAACCTATTAAATTCAACAAAGTTTAAATCTGAGCTAAAACTCAAAGGAATTAAAGACTTTACAGAAGGTCTTGGTGAATTATTAGAGTTGCATAAAACTCAAGGATTTGAAGGAACTAAGCCTGGCAGTATTGCAGGGCTAGAAGAATTGCGTAAATCTGTAAATGCTCAATGGACTCCACAAAACAAGCGTGAAATTGGCCGTATTGTTAAAGCCATTGATGAAGATATTGCTAAAGCTGGCGGTGAAGATTTATATAAAAGAGCTAGAAGTGTTCATCAAGCAGAGCAAAAAATATTTGAATCTAAAGGCATGGATAAGCTATTTGGCGAAGTGGACTCTAATGGAGTTCAAACTGCTACTGATTTTCAGGCTATCCCTAAGAAACTCAATCAAATGCCAGCAGATCAATGGAAGCATATTTACGATACCTATGATGAAATCTCAAAAGGCAGAGTTCGTGGGGTTGGCTTTGATTTAGAGCTTACTCCTGAATTAATGCAATATGCTGAAGCTGCAAAAGCTGAGATGCGTGGAGCATTGGCTAGAGAAATTTACCAAGCTGGAGCTGGTAAAGCAGGAGTTTGGAATCAAAACTCAGTAAACAATATTCTTAACGCTAGAGCTAAAAAGATTGAACACGCATTTAGTCCTGAAGAACAAAAGGCTTTCCATACATTGAACTATGCAGGACATATTATGCCAGGAGTTCATGCTTACGAAGGTGCTGCGTTACAAGGTCAAAGAGTAAACAAGTTTGCTGAAAAATTCCCTATGATTGGCAGAGAAACTGGAGCTGCTACTCGGATTCCTTTTGGCGCAACTATTGGCGAAAAGATTGGCGAAAAAGCAGCACAATTTACTATTGGTAAATCGCAGAAAAAACAAGCAGTTGAGCTTCAAAAAGAAATGACAAAAAACGCTGAAAAAGGCAAAACTAAACTTAAAGATATAGGTAAGGAATAATTATGGCATCAGTTCTTTTATCCCCATACGGCAATGGTCAGCAATTTTTTGACAATAATGGAGTTCCTCTTGCTGGAGGATTGCTTTATACCTATCAAGCAGGATCTTCTACTCCATTAGTTTCTTATACAGATAATGGCGGAAATGTAGCTAATGCAAACCCTATTGTTTTAGATGCTTCAGGAAGAACTCCACAAGAAATTTGGTTGCTAACTGGATTTTCTTATAAGTTTGTTCTTCAAACTGCGGATGGAGTTTTAATACAGACTTTAGATAATATTTATCCAATTCTGCAAAACGCTCCTGCATCAGCTCCAGCCATTCCTAGCGGTGGAATTATTCTTTGGTCAGGCTCTACTGGTTCTATTCCTGCAACTTGGTTTTTATGCGATGGAACAAACGGAACTCCTGATTTAAGAAATAGTTTTATTGTTGGAGCTGGTTCTACTTATGCTGTAAACGCTACTGGAGGAACTGCTGATGCTATAGTTGTATCACATACACATACTGTAACAGCTTCAGGAACAACATCAACTGTAGGTGACCATCAACATTGGGGTGGTTCTCAAGGTACTGGTTCAACTTATGGTGCTTGGTTCGCCTCAGGTGATTCACAAACACATTTAACTCAGCCTGCTGGATCTCATAACCATACAGTATCAGTTTCAGGAACAACAGGTACAGCAGGTGTAAGCGGAACTAATGCTAATTTGCCTCCTTACTATGCTCTTGCTTATATTATGAAAGGCTAAGAGTGAATATGTCTTTTGAAATTGATCCTGTGAAATATGGTGTTCTTTGGCAAAAAGTAGAAAACTATGAAGCAAAGTTTGAGGCACTAGAAAAGAAAATTGACAAAATGGAAGGCAACATTGAAAAGTTGCTAGAAAACCAAGCTCATCAAAAAGGCGCTGGTTGGTTAGCAATTGGTATGCTTTCTGTTCTTTCCACAATTGGAGGCTGGTTTATTCATTGGTGGATTAAATGAAACAGATAGCTTGGTTTGTTGTTGGTTTGGCTTTAGGTGTAAGTATTGCTGTAGCAATAGCCCAAGACTCAACCATGATTATGAAGTATCAGGGCCAGCCAGTTCCTTCAGCAATTGCTCCTTCAATGTCTGCTTTTAGCCAAGATGTTTGCGGTATTCCTGTAAGTGGAGCTATTAGCTCTACAGTTATTGGTGTTTCAGGCGGTTCTGTATATACGGATGCTAACTGCGAAAGAATCAAATTAGCCAAAACACTTAATGATTTAGGCTTAAAAGTGGCTGCCGTATCAACTTTATGTGCTGATGATAGAGTTTGGGATGCAATGATGATGTCAGGAACTCCATGCCCTATTGATGGCTTAATTGGTGATGAAGCTCGCAATGAATGGATTAAACAAGCACCAAAGAAGTTTGAGAAACTATATGGCAAAGTTCCTAGCCTCGTTGCTATTCCTACTGGTAACAAGTAATGCTAAAGCCAATTGTTACGCTGGTTCATGGAGTAATGGGATGCCAGTTTACGGCTCTCTTTTTGTTGATGGCGGAACAAGCCTTGCGCAATGCCAAGCTCTTGCTTGTCAAATCTACCCAAATCTCCAAGGATGCCCTCAAGCTGCTCCTATCTGCACTTCAACCTTTATTGAAAAGACAGAAAGCTGTCCGCCAAACTATTCAGGTTTCAAAAGATACAGGCAAGAAACTAGAACTTGTAGTGATGGAACAATTACCCAAACAGATTGGGTGCTTTACTCAAACACTTGCGTATTAAATCCTCCATCATGTCAAACAACAAGCCAACAACAAACATTAAGCTGTCAGACAGGATATACAGGAAGCATCACTCAGACTCGGACATCAATTTGTCCAACTCCTTACTCACAAGCCGTTATGGGAGATTGGATAACAACGACAAACACTTGCGTAAAGAGCGTAACAAATCCTACAAATGTGATGAGTCCAGTAAGTCCAGTTTCTCCCCTGAACCCTGTAAATACTGCTACAACATCGGTTACGACTCAAGCGGTGAGCGTTGCCAATGCTCCGACAACTCAAATGGATGGATTACCTGCCCTGAAAGTGGAAAGCTCTGCTCCATCATTGACTGCCCAAGCGGATGCAAAGGTGACTCCCCAAGAGAGTCCAAAGGGCAAAACAAAGTCGGTGGTTGGCCTTGTGCTGTCATTGGAAACCATTGTGAAACCAACGATGAATCAGCCTAATGTATTTTCTGAGCCTCAGTTAATTCAGGGGTTGCCAAATGAAATACTGTTAAGCAATCAGTTGTTTCTAGATGTCTATGGGCAATCTTTTTACAATCAAACAGACAAACTTAATCAAATTATTAAAGATGGTGTGGAGATAGAGCAATGAGCGATTTAGAGAAATTAGATAAAGTCCAAGGTTTTGTAGAAAAGTGGGTAACTTGGGCTAAACAAAACACCATGATTGCTGGCATAGCATTAACTGGTATTCCTATTGTATTTGGTGCTGGCTATACAGGAATTACTAGGTTCAATGAAGTAAAAGCTATGTATGAAAGCTATGATGATGTTTCATCAACTGCTTCAAAGGCTTTGCGTAAGGTAGAGGCTTTAGAAGAAAAAAACGCAGAATTGCGTGAAACAGTTATGAAGCTACAGGAAAGAACTGCTGAAACCATGATTAACTCTAGGGAAGCCAAAGTTGTTTCAGAGTCAGTCCAAAAGGAACTTAGAGCTGGATTGTCTGCTCAAAAAGTAGAGTTAGAAGTTACGGCATCATCTTTGCGATCAGAGATGAATACATTAAAAAGAGCAACAACTAACAGATTGGGGAACTAAATGTTATCTTTATTTTCAACTCTAGGCGGTCTATTAATCTCAGGTTTGCCAAGCGTATTGGGGTTTTTTCAAGATAAATCCGACAAGGCGCATGAGCTAGAACTAGCTAAAATGCAGACTGAGCGTGAAATTCAAATGATGGAGCGAGGCTTTGTTGCACAGCAAAAGGTTGAAGAAATACGCACAGACCAGGTAGAGATGCAGACTGCTGCACAAATGCAAAATGCTGCCTTAGACCATGACAAGAAAGTTATGGAAAGAGCATCAACTTGGGTTGTGAACTATGTTGGCACAGTAAGACCAACAGTAACTTACTTGTTTGTTATTGAGCTAATTGCTATTAACCTTTGGCTTTGCTATCAGTTGTTCAAGATTCCTAATCTAATAAATGGAATTGATGATTTATCTGTAATTGGTGAATTGATTTTCTCCTCTGATGAAATGGCTATGCTTGGTGGAATTATTGGCTTTTGGTTTGGCTCAAGAAATTGGGATAAGAAAAAGTGAAAGTAAGCTCTAAAGCCATTCAAATGATTAAACACCATGAAGGTGTAAGACAAAAGCCGTATAAATGCCCAGCTAAATTATGGACAGTCGGTGTAGGTCATGTTCTGTATCCAAGGCAAGGAGCATTAAAACTAGAGGATAGGGATAGTGTTCCTTTGGAATACAAAGATGACAGAACATTCTCTATGGAAGAAGTAGAAAACATCCTCAGAGGCGATTTGGAGCGTTTTGAGCGTGGTGTTGAGCGATTTTGTCCAGTTAAGCTCACTCAGGGTCAGTTTGATGCTCTTGTCAGCTTTAGCTTTAATCTTGGCTTGGGTGGATTACAGAGATCAACACTTAGGCAAAAAGTATTAAGAGGCGATTTTGAAGGTGCTTCTGAAGAATTTTTGAAATACACTATGGGCGGTGGCAAAGTCTTAAAAGGCTTAGTAACTCGCAGAAATGACGAAAAAGCGTTATTTTTATCTTGAAAGGGTAAAAAATGAAAGAATCAAAAGAAGTTCAAAAAAGAGAAGAAATGCAAATGATTAAGTTGCGTAATGCAGTTTATGAGGTAAAACAAGAACTAAAAAAACATGAGAAAGAGCCAATGAACAAGGCTCATCCCATGAAAAAATAATTAAAGTTTTTTTAATTTAGCTTCAACTTCTTCTAAGGTGTGGATTCTGCTTTTTGTCCAAGCTAGATTCCATACCCTTAAAGCAACATCGTTTGGATTAAAGACATCAGGAAAAGTTTCAAAGAATTGCTTTTCGCACTCATTCTCAGGTATTGCCATATCTCCTGCAAATGGAACTTTTTCAATAATCATTTGATCCTCGCTACTTTGGCCTTACGCAATACGGCTTCATATTGTTCTTTAGCTTTGTCATCTAATCTGCGTAACGGAAGATTTTGCCAGTAGGCCCATTTATCTAAATACTCCTGTTGTTCTGATGGAGGAGTCCATCCAGCAAGCCTCCATCTAGCAGTTATATCTGTGCCTGGTGCAGTCCAAATATGTTCAGTCATAATCTCTCCTTAAAATGGAATGTCATCTTCAATGTTAGCCAAATCTGCTGGCTTTGTTGATGGAGCTGCTCCTTTTTCTTCAGGCTCATTCAAGTAGGCAAGAATAGAGCCTTCTTTCATGGCATACATAGGCAAAGATTCAATCTTTAACATCATGCCATGCTTGGTTTCCATAACAATTCCAATGGTCTGATAGCGTTTTTTCATACTGCCATCATCGCCTTTGAACTCTGATACTGCTGCTTTTACAAAATATTTAACTGCCATTTTTTCTCTCCATTAAATTAACTTCTGCTTCTACTTCACTTAAAAATTGTTTAATTTCTGCTTCCATGTTGCCAATGAACTCATCATCTCTAGGAACATTCACAATCAACAACTGGCTTCTCTCAGGCATCCTTGGATCAAAAGATACAAAGTCGCACCATTTAGCGCCAGTTACTGCCATCTGAGCTTGCATCTGAATAAAGTATTTAGTTGGCGGTTCATTGGCTTTGATGTAGCTCCAATGAGTTGCTGAATTAGGGCATTTAATCTCAATAAGCCCATCAGTTCCAACAAGTCCATCAGGAGAGCATCCAAAGCCAGCAATAGATTCATGGTCAATAAATGCAACCTGATCCACAAAGTTATTTGTTTTGACTTCATAAGCAACCCTAGCCTGGGGTTCAGTTTGAGTTCCCCATTCCATTGCAGCATTGGTATATGATTCCTCTATGGTCTTTGTAACTCGTTGCAAGGCAAGCTCAATCAGGTAGTTTCCTCTACTAGCTGAAGGCCCTGTCTTTGTCTTTGCAAGGATGTCAGCTACCCTAGAAGCGGTAACTTTGCCTAAGCGAAGTTGATGCCATTCAGGAGTTCCCTGTTGAACTGCAACTCTATCTTCTGTTGTAAATGTAGTCATTTGTCCATCCATATATAAATAAGCATTGCGATTAATACTAGCCAAACAACAGCTCCAGTTAATGCTAAAAAGGCTATTAAAAGGCTCATTTCAGAGCCTCCATTTCTCTTTTAAGGATTTCATCAAACATGGCTTTATGCTCCCAATTCTGCTTTTTTGGCATCTTTGGCGGTTGAAATCTTGGCAACTGCTGATTTATCTTTTGCAAGGGCTTTATAGGCTTGAGCATAGCTTTCCTTTAATTCATCAATAGTTGTGCATACCTTAATTGCATCTAGCCATCCTAAAGTAGCCTCTGTTAAATCAGGAACTTCTTCATCAATAGCCTCTGAAGGCAAATCAGAGCCAGCGTATATGTATAGGCCAATGCCGAAGGTCGCAATACATTTGGCAAGGCAACGCATCTGAGAGTCGCTGATTTTGCGAGCATCAGGGTTTTTAATTGCCTGGTTGCGGTTATCCATTACTGGCAACTGCATCTTCATGGTTTTGCCAAGAGCTGTAACTGAGCATGAAACCATTGCGCTTTCGTTGAAATAAACAATATCTCCCCATTCCCAAGTAGCCATCGGATCATGCTGAAGCAAAATGTCCACAGCATAAGTCCAAGAAAGGTAGGTTAGAGAGCCTTTGCGCTCTGTAAATTCATTAACATTGATTTTGCGTAATTCGTTATAGTTCATCACTTTTTCCTTTAGTCGTGTAAATAGCCAGCACTTAAATCTTCTTGAGCGTGTTCTTCTGCAAACAATTCCATGCGCTCATAAGCCATGTAAAACAGCTTTTTGCCAAGAGCCTCGTAATCTCTTTCAGTAATATGCTTTTTGAGCATTTCCTCAATAATTAATCGGTCAGCTTCTTTGGCTTCTGAGATACATTCAGCAAAGTTGTTGTAATCGGTAGGGTCGTAATCAGACTTCATTAGATCGGCAATGCGCTCATCTAATAAATCTGAATCATCATCTTCAGGCTCGTAATAGCGGTCATTGTTAATCATTAGAAGCCTCCTGTTCTGTAAACATAGACAAGAGCTAATGTAATGCCGATAAAAGCTCCTAAGAGCATTGAGGCGAATACCTCTAGATTGGTTGGTTGTTTCATCACTTTCTCCTTCATCACTTTAAAAAAATTAAATACCAGCTTTAGTTGCAAGTCTTAAAGCATAACCATAATAAAATTTAGCTTTGTTTACATTACCTTCTGCTATAGCTTTATCGCCTTTAGCATCTAATTCTTTTAACTTAGCTAATACTTCTTGTTTAGTTGGCTGTGATAAACGAGCATTTTTAGCCATCATTGCTTCTGCCATTTTTACAGAACCAAGAATTTTATTTAATCGTTTTGCTTCTACTGCTGTCATTGTTGTATTCATTTTTTCTTTCCCTTCATCACTTGTTAATAAAATTTACTGCGTTAAGTAGAACTATACACGAATTTGACAGTTCGCAACACTTTTTTTTAATTATTTTTATAGGGGATTCCCTAATAAATAAATTTCACAAACTTATGAAAGTGGTATATAGTCTAGCCTGTAACTTACGAAAGGAAACTATGAAACCATTTGATGCTTTAAAGCTAGAGTTTGGGGTTTTAGCTAACCTGGCAAAGCCTTTAGGGGTCAGAGAGAACGCTATTTACCAATGGTCTAAGCGTGGAATTATCCCAATTAAACATATCAGAACCTTGATTGATTTGTCGGAAGGCAGGCTTACAAAAGAGATTTTAAGACCTGATTTGTTTAAAAAGGACTAAAAATGAATTTTTACCCATTTCATATTGGGGATTATTTAAGCCATACCTCTCATCTAACAGATGAGGAAGATTTGGCTTACAGGCGCATGATTGACCTTTATTACCAAACTGAAGAACCTTTTAAAGATACGGCAAAGCTGGCTCGTAAGGTAAGGTCTAGTTTTGAAATAGTTGGCAGTTTGTTGCATGAGTTCTTTGTTCAAGAGAATGGTGCTTGGCATAACAAAAGAGCTGATGTGGAAATAGCCAAATACAAAGCCATGAAGGATGGGGGTCGCAAAGGCGCAGCATTAAGGTGGCATAAGGGTAGCAATAGCCTCCCTAATACCCCCCCTAATCACTCCCCAATGCAAACCAAGAACCAAGAACCATTAACCAAGAACCATAATAAAACTACTCCTAAAGTCGTAACCCCTGAAGGGGTGTCTGATGATTTATGGAATGATTTTTTAATTTATAGAAAAAGACTTAAAGCTCCTATTACAGACAGAGTTCTTACAAGGTTAGTAAAAGAAGCTAACTTAGCAAAAATGCCTTTGTCAGAAGTATTGGAAACAATCATGTTTAAGGGATGGCGCTCATTTGAGGCTTCTTGGGCTACTCAAGCAGCTCAGAAAGCCACAGAAATGCCTTTAGGAACAGATAAACAGATTGAGGAGGCATACAGAGCTGAATGTGGCGGAGATCCTCGCCAAGCTCGTTTTAACAGCTATTTTGAAATGAAGAAGTTTATTTTGGATCAGCGAGATAAGAAAAGGAAGGTTGCATGATTTATTACATTTATGACGAAATCGGCTTAATTCGCAGAGTTAAGAGCAAAACTGAGGCTCAATACCTTGTTTCTTTAAGACCTGATTGGAAGGTTGTGGCTAAGAAAATGAAAAAACAAATATTTAATTTTGAGGAGGCTAGGTTTTGAATGAGTTGGCTCTTTTCGCAGGCGCTGGTGGAGGAATACTTGGGGGACATTTGCTCGGATGGCGAACAGTCTGTGCCGTTGAATGGGAAGCATACCCAGCAAGCGTATTGTGCGCCAGGCAAAATGATGGACTTCTTCCGCCTTTCCCAATTTGGGATGATGTTCAAACCTTTGATGGAAAGCCTTGGAGAGGAATTGTTGATGTCGTATCAGGCGGATTTCCATGCCAAGACATCAGCGCTGCAGGAAAAGGAGCAGGAATTGATGGTGAAAGATCAGGAATGTGGAAAGAAATGGCTCGTATCATTTGCGAGATACGACCAAGATTCGTCTATGTGGAAAACTCGCCAATGCTCGTTCATAGAGGACTCGGAACAGTTCTTGGACAGTTGGCCGAGATTGGGTTTGATGCTGCGTGGGGAGTCATTGGAGCTTCAGACATTGGAGCTAAACATCACAGAGAAAGAATTTGGATTGTTGCCAAACGGAGAGAACTTCTTTCATACCCCAACAACAGGGAGGGATGGTGGAAGCAACAGTCGGAAAGCTCTGAAAAAACGCAGGGAAACAATATGGCCGACTCCAACAACTCCATCAGGGGGGGGGGGAACGCAGGCGGATCAGGAGCGCACAAAAATGCAGTCAAAAATGGGACTTACATTCCATCTTCAATCAATCCGAGCCTTTACGAATGGTTGATGGGGTGGCCTTTAGGGTGGACAGACTTAAAGCCATTGGAAACGGACAAGTTCCACAAGTGGCTGGAATTGCATGGGAACTCCTTAAAGAACGATTAGATGGATCAACAAAAACATAAACATCGTTGCATGGTTCGCCAACTAATTAAATGGCGAAGGGATTGGGGATTGCGAGAATTTAGAGAATATATGCACAAATACAAAAATAGATTTGGGTATAAGTTGTTAAGAGATTTTGAAGAACAATGGACTAAAGGTAATAGAGCAATTGAAAAAGGAGAATGGAAGTGAATTTAGACAAATTGGATGAAAACAGAGTTGAAATGGCATTGATGAAATTGGCTGAAACTAATGAACTCCATGCTGCTTTAGGCGGACAAGTGAATTACCTTGCAGAAGGCATTAAACAAGCCAAAGCTCATGCTTTTCTACTGGCTGAAGGCGGAGTATCAGAAAGAGAGCAAAAAGCCATAGCAAGCGATAAATACGCTATGGCCTTAGATGCCCATTTACAGGCTTATGTGCAATTTAAGAAAATAGACAATGAGCGACAGCATGAACAGCGCATCATTGATATTTGGAGAACTTTATCAAGCAATCGCAGACAAGGAGCAATTTAATGAAAGACTTTAGCTTACCCTACTTAAACGCAAAACGACTCTTAGAGGAATACTACAGAGCTGCTATTGCTCAAAACAGAGATGAAGTTAGAAGAATAGCTAATGAATTGGTGGAACAAGCCTTAAAACTAGAAGATATTTCCCATGAATCATTTGAGAATTAAAAAGTTTGACCAACAGCTCCATGACAAATACGATCCGCCAGCTCGTAAGGCTGTAGCGGATTGGATTGAAATGAAATGGGCTTTACAGGCTTTGGATAATCCTGATATTTACGGCACAGACCTAATTGTTTATAGAAATGGTCTGCCAGTTGGCTTTGCTGAAGTAGAAGTCCGCCAATGGAATTTATACTGCCCATTTGAAACAATCCATGTTCCTGCAAGAAAAAGGCATATGCTAGAAGTTCCAAAAACGCTATTCTTTGCATTAACTCAGGATATGACTCATGCTTATTGGGTTAAAGGAGCAACTGCTTTGGCTTTTCCTTATTGGGAATTAGAGGATGAAACCAAACATGAGCTTTATTATGATGTTCCAAAGAATCTTTTTAAATTCGTTGATTTGACTGAACCCTTTTAATGGCAACCAAAGCAGAAAAACAGTTATATGGAAGAATCTCAAGCCTCGGTTGCATCCTTTGTTATCACTTGGGCAATAGAGGAACTCCATGCGAAATCCATCACATTAGACGATTTGGAGGCAAAAGAGATAATGCGCCAGTTATCGGACTATGTCCTGAACACCACAGAGGAAATACAGGTGTTCATGGTCTTGGAGCAAAAGGGTTTGAAAAACATTATCAAATTGGACAAGAAGATTTGCTTGAAATAACGGAGAAACTGCTTGCTAGTTCTTAACTTACCCCTTCCGCCTTCAGTCAATACTTACTGGAGGGCTAATGGCAAAAGGCGCTTTATTTCTAAAGAAGGTATGTTGTTTAGAGAAAATGTGAATGAATACTGCATTGAAAACAGAGTTACTAGCTTTGGTGACAAGCGCTTACAGTTTCAAGTGACCTTGTATCCAAGAGATAGGCGCATCCAAGATATTGATAATCGGATCAAGGCCTTGTTTGATGCGCTAGAAGGATGGGCTTATGATTCAGATTCCCAAATTGATGTGCTAATTGTTCAGCGTGGAGAGATTCGCAAAGGTGGCGGATGTCTTGTAATGATTGATGAAATAGGTATTGACAACGGCAATCAATAAGGCAAAATGTAGCTTCAAACCCCATTTCTATAGGAGAAATAACATGGGCAAAATGGATTCAATGAAGGGTATTCCTTCAGTAACTGGTGCTAAAGCTCCTGCTGGCGCTACTTCTTCAGATAAAACTGGTGAGCGCATGGAGCGTAAAACTGGCGGTGTGGCAATGGGTAAAGCCGATGCTACAGGCAAAGACAAGCTATTCAATACTGGCAAGACTGCTGGTGTTTGTTATGAGCATAAGCGTGGCGATTGCTGCTAAGTAAAGCGAAATGCCCTAGCGTGAAGGTCTAGGGCATCTCTAACCAAAACAACTAACCTGGGAGTTGTATGGCTGTTGTAAATTCTAAAGATGGTTGCAGTTCTTGTATATATTTCCTATCAACTGGAAATGACTTTATAGGATCTTGCAGAAGATACCCTACTTACCAAAACCGACATGGATCGGAATGGTGTGGGGAATTTGTCCTTGTTCCTCCTAATCCAGTATTTGAATCAATGGTTCAAGATATTGAGATTCAAGCTGAATTGGTAGAAGATGCCAAGGAAAAGCGTAAAAAGGTTATTGAAGAAGCTGGCAAAGTAGTTCCAAAAGCCAAGGGCAGACCAAAAAAGGTGGTGGTATGAAACTCAAACCATTAGCCGATAAAGTAGTTGTAAAGCCTGATACTAGGATTCTTAGCTCTGTTATCTTTGTGGAAAACAAGGAAACGGACAACATGGGAACTGTTGTGGCTGTAGGCCCAGGCAAAGTTGTCAATGGTCGCAGACAGGAAATGCCAGTAGAAGTTGGTGCTTATGTCCGCTTTGGTACTATGAACGACAACTCTAAAGACGAATATCTCAAGTATTTTGAGTATTTTGAGGATGGAGAGCGTTATTTGGTGATGAGTTGGCAAGATATTTGTTTCATGGAGGAACAAGATGTTTAAATGGCTCAAATCTTTATTTGTAAAACAGCCTGTTGCGCCTAAAAAGCGACCAAGGCTTTATAAACAAGCAACTGTCGTAACAACTGGTGAACTTCCAAAGGGGAAAGAAATGGCAACTAAACCTGGCTTATATGCCAATATCCATGCAAAACAAGAGCGTATTGAGAAGCAAAAGGCATCAGGTGCTAAGAAAGTGGAAACCATGCGTAAGCCTGGCACTAAAGGCGCTCCAACTGCCGAAGCCTTTAAACAAGCTGCGAAAACTGCAAAGAAGAAGTAATCATGGCTACGAAAAAACACGACAAATCTATCCCTAAAATCACCAAGGGAAAAGACAAAACCTACAATCCTACTGAAAAAGGCGCTGGAATGACTGCCAAAGGTAGGGCTGAATACAATGCCAAGAACAATGCAAACCTAAAGCCTCCTGCTCCAAACCCTAAGACAAAAGCTGATGCTGGTCGTAAAGCCTCCTTTTGTGCAAGGATGGAAGGAGTTGTAAAGAACGCTAAAGGCCCTGCCGAAAGAGCAAAAGCATCCCTTAAAAACTGGGGTTGCAAGTAAAAGTTAGCTAATCATTAGGCGAAAGCGGAAACTATCTAAAACTGAGCTACCGATCAACTAAAGATAGAACAAGTAAGTAGCCTATTTTTTTAAAGGAAGAAAATGAGCATTACCCTAAAAGACCTATCAATCCAAGATGTTGAGTTCATGATTGCTGCCCTATCAAAAGGCGAATATAGCCTAGTAGCTCCAGTAATTGACAAGATTAAAGTTCAAGCTATTCCACAAGCCCATGCAATCCTACAAGCTGAAGCAGATGCAAAAGCTCAAGAATTAGTAGAGAATGGCGAAAAGACTACTGAAGAAGCAAAATGAGCGAAACAACAAATCCTGTAGGCAGACCAACTGAGTATGATCCATCATATTGTCAGAAGGCTATTGAGCTTGGAACTAAGGGTAAATCCCTAGAACAGATTTCAGGCGCATTAGGCATTACTTACAGGACTTTGTGCCGTTGGAGAGATTCGCATGAAGAATTTAGTCATGCCTTGGAGGAAGCCAAGATCCGAGAGATGATTTGGTGGGAAGAACACGCACAGGCTTACCTTGTAGAGCATAAAGATGGGGAAAAGCTCAATGTTGGCTTATGGTCTAGGTCAATGGCAGCAAGATTCCCCAAGAAGTATTCAGAGCGTATCAAGCAAGAGCTAACTGGAGCAGAGGGCGCTCCATTGCTTAAAGGTGTAGAAATAACCTTTGTTGAGCCTAATGCAAACAGATCAGAAGATTAAGGATGCAGTTTCTAGGATAAAGTTTCCTAAGAAATTTGAGGCTTTATTTAAACCTGAAAAGGTTCGTTATCGCATATTCTATGGTGGGCGAGGCGGTGCAAAGTCTTGGTGCTTTGCTAGGGCATTACTGGCTAAAGGCACAAAAGAGCCATTGCGTATCCTTTGCGCCAGGGAATTTCAGACATCTATCAAGGACTCAGTCCATAAGCTCCTGTCAGACCAAATCTATGAATTGGGCATGGAATCCTTCTATGAGATTACTCAGACAACCATCCGAGGCATAAATGGCACAGAGTTTATCTTTGTAGGCATCAAGAACAATACAAACAATGTGAAGTCTATTGAAGGTATTGATATTTGCTGGGTGGAAGAAGCTCAGTCTGTATCGGCTAATAGCTGGAATGTCCTAATACCAACGATTCGTAAGCAAGACTCAGAGATTTGGGTATCGTTTAACCCTGAATTACCTACAGATGACACTTGGAAGCGGTTTGTGGAGAATCCTCCTGAAAGCTCAGTAGTCGTAAAGGTGAACTGGAATGACAATCCTTGGTTTCCTGAAACCCTTAATTTGGAGCGTTTATCCCTAAAACAAAGGGATATGTCGGCTTATAACAATGTATGGGAAGGTGCAACTCGCAATACAGTTGATGGTGCTATCTTTGCTAAAGAGATGGAAATGGCTGAGTTGGAAGGCAGAATTGGAACTGTTCCTTATGACTCTACTAAGCCAGTTCATGCTATTTTTGACCTTGGGTGGGCCGATAATACTGCCTGTTGGATTATCCAATTTGTAGGATTTGAAATTAGGGTATTGCGTTACTTTGAGGATAGCCAAAAGACTATTCAGCATTATTTGGCATTGATGCAGACCTTTGGATATATGTATGACACCATTTGGCTACCTCATGATGCTGCTGCAAAGTCGTTAGGAACAGGAAAATCCATTGAGGAAATAGTCAGAGCAACTGGCTTAAAAGTTCAGATTCTTGGTAGAGTTCCAGTAACTGATTCAATCAATGCTGCAAGAACTATATTTAATCGTTGTTATTTTGATAGAAAAAATACAGAAGAAGGTTTAAACTGTTTACGACATTATCGCTATGATGTAGATGAACATGGGACTTTTAGCCAAAAGCCTCTCCATGATATTTACTCGCATGGTGCTGATGCCTGGCGCTACATCGGATTAATGGTTAATGAGCCTAAGAAACGGCAACCAGTTAAACAAAATTATGCCTTGGGTGGCAGTTGGATGGGATAAATATGGCAGATTATCAAGATCAGGATTCAAGCGAAGATAGCAGAATCAATGATGCAAAGAAGTTCTTAAACCTTTGTAATGATGTTGATTCCAACAATAGGGCTGAAGCTCTAGATGATGTCCGCTTTTGCGCTGGGGATCAATGGCCTGTAGATGTGCAAAACAGCCGAGTTCTTGAATCAAGACCATGTTTGACGATTAACAAGGTTGATGCCTATGTTCGTCAAATCTGCAACCAAATCCGCCAACAAAGACCAAGAATCAAAGTTCAAGGCATGAACAATGAGGCTGATGCCAAATTAGCCGAGATTCTAAGTGGTGTATGCCGACATATTGAATATCAATCTTCTGCTGATGTGGCTTACGATACAGCCTCTGAATACGCAGTTAAGATGGGATGGGGTTATTTCCGAGTAACTACAGACTATATTTCTGATGATTCCTTTGAACAGGAAATCTTTATTAGACCAATTGATAATCCATTTACAGTTTATTTTGATCCTAATTCACAGTTACCTGATGGCTCTGATGCAGAGCGTTGCCTGATTACTACTGTTGTAAGCAAGAAACAGTTCAGAGCAATGTATCCAGGCAAGGATGATGGACAAGGCTTCACTAGCCGAGGAACAGGCGATTCAGATGCAGAATGGGTAACTAAAGAAGATGTTCGTATTGCTGAATACTTCTACACAGTAAGAACTCCTACAAAGCTAGTGCTTTTGTCTGATGGCACAAGCGTTTATGAAGATGAATTGCCATCTCCTGAAGTATTGGCTGATGCAGGCATTACCATTATTGAACGCAGAGATACTTACAAGAAGCAAATCAAGTGGTGCAAAGTAACTGCTATGGAAGTCCTTGAAGAAGGCGATTGGGCTGGTAAATACATTCCAGTTATTCCTGTTTATGGTCAAACTGCCGTAATTGATGCCAAGCACAAGAAGTTTGGCTTGGTTCGCATGGCTAAAGATCCACAGAGAATGTATAACTATTGGACAACGGCTTTGACCGAGTCAGTAGCTCTTGCTCCTAAAGCTAAGTGGTTGATGGCTGAAGGTCAGGATGAAGGACATGAGAATGAGTGGGCGCAAGCTAACATTAAAGCTATGCCTGTCTTGCGTTATAAGCAGACAGATACAGAAGGCAGACCAGCTCAACCTCCAACTCGTTTACAGCCTGAACCTCCTCCTGCTGGCATTGTTACTGCAACTCAAGGAATGTCTAATGACTTGATGACTGTTGTTGGTATTTATGATCCAAGCCAGTTGCCACAAGGAAACATCTCAGGCAAAGCCTTGAATGGTCAGCAACAACAAGTTGATATGGTGAACTTCCACTATTACGACAATTTGACTCGCTCAATTGCCTATTGTGGTCGCATTATTTTGGACTTGATTCCTAAGATTTACGATACAGAGCGAGTAATGCGTATCATTGGCGCTGATGAAAAGCCTGAGATTATTACCTTAAATCAGCGAGTTACCGATGAAGAAGGTGTTGAGAAGATTCTTAACGATGTTTCAGTTGGTCGCTATGATGTAGTGATGGATACAGGCCCAGGCTTTGCAACTAAGCGAGGAGAAGCGGTAGAAGCGATGATGACTTTGCTTGCTGCTGATCCAAACTTAATGGCAACTGCTGGAGATTTAATCTTCCGCAATATGGACTTCCCAGGCGCTGAGATTATTGCTGATAGATTGGCTGCTTCTAATCCATTGGCACAAATTGATGAGAAATCAGACATTCCGCCACAAGTTCAGATGCAGTTGGCACAAGCCAAGAAGATGGTTGAGGAAATGCAACAGCAGAATCAGGCTATGGCAATGGATTTGAAATATGGTCAAACTGTTGCTGAAACTAAAGAGCGTGGTGCTACTGCTAGAACTCTCATGCAGACTACTGCTAAAGCCCATGATTCTGAGCTTAAATCTGAATCTATTGCAAATCAGGTCAATATGAAGGCAGTTACTTCTCAGAATAAGACTGAGATTGATGCCATTGTTAAGATGTTGATAGCTAACTTAGACACTTCAGCCCTTAAACAAGAGATTGACAGAAGAAATGCAGAGCAGATGGCTTTTGCCCAACAGTCTATAAATGATATTGATGAGGAACAAAACCCATTGATGAACCAACAGCCAATGCAACAGCCTCAACAAATGCCTATGGAGCAAGCTCCAATGGAACAACAACCTCAACCCCCAATGCAAGGAATGTAATCATGGCAAGAGAAATCGTAACATCACAAAATCGTGAAGAATTTATTGCTAAAGAACTAGCAAAAAAAGCTGGTAAATCAGCTAATAAATCAGAAAAAGAAGAAGAATTTGATATTAAAAAAGTCAAAGCCTTTATGAAAAAATATCGTAAGAATGAAGATAAAAATTATCATTCTGAAAATGCCCTTGCTTTGGCTAAGTTTTTGGGTCATAAAGAGCATGAGGAAACAGCTAAAGGAATCATGGATCGTCATTTAAAGCGTGGCTATCTTGATGACGAAGATTCAAATAAGCGTAGAGCTATTGAAAAAGAATTATTTCCTAGAATTTCAAAATATTACGACCAAGAATAATATTGTTTTAAATAAGATTTAGTGGTAAAAAAGAAGTGTTGTAAATCTACCAATGGATTCATTGGGTCAAATCTTGAGGAAAACTCATGGCAGAAGCACAAGCAGTAGAAGCAAAACAAGCTTCCTGCTTCTCAAACCGAGCCT